AAACAACTCTCCATGTCGGGTATTGCGGTAATGTGTTCTGTTACTTACGACACGGGGCATCATGCCCCGGCGTTACGGTCTCACTTTTTCCCATCATGATGCGGGTTTTGATTCTTAAAAACTGTTATTGAGTTCATATAAATTCAAGTATGTATTGAATTAGCATGGTTAAACTTGAAGATAGACCCGACCGGGAGAGCGATAATTCAGGTTTCTGAACAGGGCTGGGTTAAAGCCGTGATGGGTAAACGATTAAAAATTGCCAGGATTAATGCTGGTCTGAAGCAGGCAGAACTCGGCGTGCGTGCTGGACTGGATGAAGAGTCGGCGAGTGCTCGTATAAGTTCATATGAGAACGAAGTACATGCGCCCGATTTTCGGCTGGTGCGTAAGATTGCGGCGGTGCTCGATGTGCCAGAGGCCTATTTTTATGCGGTGGAGGATGAGCTGGCTGAGTTTATTTTACAGTACCATCGGCACAGGAAGACGTATCGCGCAGTGGAGTAAGTGATTGTAGGTGACTGATTAGCATTGGCAGGTTCACCCTGAGTCGATTTTCTGGCTGCAAACATGGAGCGAGGCGGGAAATATATTCAGGGTCAAAAAGACGAAGATCGCTGATTTAGCACTGCACTGATTTTGGGCCAGGGTCAGTACCTAAACGTGTACCAATTATGGAATGTCGGACCCAATGTGGCATGATGGGTTTGTCACTTTCTGACCATCTAAAGGGGGGGCTTGTTACTCAGTTGGCAGAGAAAAATCTTTTCTTCGTTTAACTGTGCACACTATTCACCATGCATTTTATTATTTATCAAATAGATAAGTGGTGATGAGTAAGTGAAGAGTGAATAGTAGACTCTTCACATAGGATCAATACCTGTACCCTTAGGACGCTTAGTATTTTGGTTGAAATAACATCAGCGAATTCTCTCAGGCGCAGGAGTAGCTGAAATCATCATATATTTTTTTAGTCCGGCTTCTCGTTTCACACCTTTCGGATCTGAACCAAAAGGAAGCCTCAAACGTGGTGAATCAACGGTTTTGATTGTCCATAGAGAACCACCAATGAATCTGAAATTGATGCTATCCGCTGAAACAGATAAGTCCTCAAAACTTCCCGTCGAGTATTCATTACCCAAACGAACTATCTCTTTAACACCATCGCGAACATCAATGAGGGCAATTGTTAGTGATTCCTCGAAAATAACATCATCCGTCAGAAACAGAATGTAACGCTGCTCATTGACCTGAACCGCCGCTTCCAGCACTTGCCCTGGTATAATAATGCCAGTGCTATTGCCACTGAGCACAACATCAGACTGAGCCTGGGATAAATCGGTAGCTTCGCGAACCGTTACCAGAGATATTGAATTAATCTGCTGCATAATCAATTCCACAAACGTCCCATTTCCCATGCGGCAAGAGCACCGCCGACAAAACCGCCAATAAGTACGCAAACAGGTGCGCCTGGCCCACACATTAATCCTGCCATCGCACCACCTGCGGCAGCACCGGCAATACCTGAACTATTAATGGCTATTTGTCTCCCCGACTCAGAAACTTTATTGTCGGCGGTATAAATTTCATAAACAGAAATTGCAATCGAAAGAACAATAAGCCCTCTTCCAACGTGGGAGAGTTGCATCATTTTCATGTTTACTTGCGGGTTAGATTTACCTGCGGATTCGACGATATTTGCGTATATCTGATTTTTTTGTACTTCAGAGAGGTTGTTAAAATTTGCCTGTGGTCCAAATAAGGATTTCGCTTTTTTGGCAACGAGTTCATTGAGCGTTTTACCCTCGGTTTTTATCTGTTCGGCCATTGCCCGACCAAGTGGAGTGCTCCGCGATCTCACCATTTCCATGATCACATTTCGCGTTTCCTGAGCTTCCCGTGCAGCTTTTTCCCATGAGATTACACCAACATTAGCCTTTTCCCGTAAATCTGTGGACATTTCTTTGATTCGTTTTGAGTATTCAAGGCGTAAACGGGGATCCACTGATAATCTTGCAGCGGCGGCGGAAACGTCGCCTTGCAAGGCATTTATAGCGCTTTCAAATTTTTCGCGGCCACTGGTATCTAAGACGCTAAGTAAAGTCATATCCATATTCTCATTGTTCCTTTTATTGGCTCAGAGAAGCGTTGCACAAATATCTAGCACATTATCACTAAAAGTTCTTTTTTATATTTACTGGTCAAACTACTGTTTGTGATAATTTTATATTCATTTTCAATGAATTATAAGTAAATAATTGGTGGGAAATTACCATTGAGATCTTAACAATATGCTGTTTATGGACACAAAAAGGCTGACCAATTGCCGGTCAGAGTGAATTATATATTTGCGGGCTCTATGCACTTTGGTAGCGAGTCAGCGTTGCTTTCCTCTTTGAGCGTGAGATTTGTCTGCATGCCCTGATTTGTCCGATGTTTATCGTAATTTAGCCCATACTCTTTCAGCATGGCTGGAAGTCCTTTACCGAACATCGTCAGGCTCAGGGTATTTTTATAGCCGTGCGCCTTCATATAGACCAGATAGGCGTGGTAGAGATAGGTACGCGGCGGGTGAGGAATAATATTGGCGTTTCCCATAAACATGCCGTTGGTTTGCGGTAGCGCCTCCAGATAGCCACAAAAATCAAACGCCGGGTCAGCGTCGCGTTTGATGCTGAGCGCCTCGTCGGAGTTCTGCTGCGACTGGAGCAGTGCGCGGGCGCTCATCGGATCGCTGAACTTCTGCATAAGCTGACGCACAATGACGGCCAGCTCGCGCGCAATTTTATCCCTGAGCTGCGGGTCGCGTTCCTCCGGGGCAATCTGCTCCGGGAAGTGAATAATCACCCGACGACGTGACACGCCACCGCTGCGGTCGGTGAAGCGCATCGGGTTATTGTTCACGGCCAGAATCACCGCCGGAATATGCGTTGAATACGGGTTCTGATATTTCAGGTCGACCGATACTGACCCGCTCCCCATTTCAACGCGGTGAATAAACTCATGTCCGGCACCTGATTAGCCGCATTACCAACGTCGTGTTTTGCAGCCTCTCCTAAACCAACCTTTTTGAAAATGCAGTTATTCCGTTCAGGTGGCATGATCCCGACTTTTTACAGGGCTATTTATCATGCTTATTGGTTATGTGCGCGTATCAACAAATGACCAGAACACGGCATTACAGCGAAATGCACTGGTGTGCGCAGGATGTGAGCTAATTTTTGAGGACAAAATCAGCGGCAAAACATCAGACAGGCCTGGGCTTAAAAGGTTGCTCCGAACCTTGTCAGAGGGCGATACGCTTGTGGTCTGGAAACTGGATCGCCTCGGTCGCAGTATGAGGCATCTGGTTATCTTGGTTGAAGAGCTGCGCCACCGGTCTGTGAATTTCCGCAGTCTGACGGATAGTATTGATACCTCAACTCCAATGGGGCGTTTTTTCTTTCATATCATGGGTGCTCTTGCCGAAATGGAGCGCGAACTGATCGTGGAAAGAACCCGCGCTGGCCTGGAGGCGGCAAGGGCACAGGGGAGAGTCGGGGGCCGTAGGCCTAAACTCATGGCGGAACAGTGGGCACAAGCCGGGCGACTGCTGGCAGCAGGTGAAACCCGTCAGCGCGTGGCGCTACTCTTTGATGTAGGCATTTCCACGCTGTATAAGAAATTTCCGGCTAATCCGCGTGATTGAAAACGGCGCTATTGTGCCAGCTCCAGTACATACTGAAACACGTGCGCCATTCGCTTATCGACCAGAACATAAGGCATCCCTGTAAACCGGAGAGACTGCCTTATGGCTCAGGATTACCACCACGGGGTGCGCGTTGTCGAAATCAACGAAGGCACCCGATCCATTACCACGGTGAGCACCGCTATCGTGGGCATGGTCTGCACCGGCGATGATGCTGATGCGGCTCTGTTTCCCCTCAACACACCGGTCTTGCTGACTGATGTGCTGACTGCCAGCGGTAAAGCAGGCGAGTCCGGCACGCTGGCCCGTTCGCTGGATGCGATTGCCGACCAGGCAAAACCAGTGACCGTTGTTGTGCGCGTGGCGCAGGGTGAAACCGAAGCGGAAACCACCTCCAACATTATCGGCGGCGTAACCGCTGACGGTAAAAAAACGGGCATGAAAGCGCTGCTGTCGGCACAGGCGAAGCTCAATGTTAAGCCGCGTATTCTCGGCGTGCCTGGGCATGACACGCAGGCGGTTGCCACGGAACTGCTGGGTGTCGCGCAGAGTCTGCGCGGATTTGCCTACCTGTCCGCCCACGGCTGCAAGACGGTGGAAGAGGCCATCGCCTACCGCGACAATTTCAGCCAGCGCGAGGGGATGCTGATCTGGCCTGATTTCATCAACTTTGACACCGTGCTGAATGCCGACGCGGCGGCCTATGCTTCCGCCCGTGCGCTTGGCCTGCGTGCCAAAATCGACGAGCAGACCGGTTGGCACAAAACCCTGTCCAACGTGGGCGTGAACGGCGTCACCGGCATTTCCGCTGATGTGTTCTGGGATCTGCAGGACCCGGCAACCGATGCAGGTCTGCTGAACCAGAATGACGTCACCACGCTTATCCGCAAGGACGGATTCCGTTTCTGGGGTTCCCGTTGTCTCAGCGACGATCCGCTGTTTGCTTTTGAAAACTACACCCGCACGGCGCAGGTGCTGGCTGACACCATTGCTGAGGCGCACATGTGGGCGGTGGATAAGCCGCTTAACCCGTCACTGGCCCGCGACATTATTGAAGGTATCCGCGCCAAACTGCGCAGCCTGGTGAATCAGGGGTATCTCATCGGGGCTGACTGCTGGCTGGATGAGTCCGTGAACGACAAAGACTCCCTGAAAGCCGGGAAACTCACCATCGACTACGACTACACGCCGGTGCCGCCACTTGAAAACCTGATGCTGCGCCAGCGCATCACCGATCAATACCTGATGGACTTTTCCAGCAAGGTAGCCGCGTAAGGGGGCTCCATGGCATTACCACGCAAGTTAAAATATCTGAACCTGTTCAACGACGGGAACAACTGGCAGGGGATCGTTGAATCTCTGACCCTGCCAAAATTTACCCGCAAGTTTGAGAAATATCGCGGCGGCGGTATGCCGGGCGCGGTGGATGTGGATATGGGGCTGGATGACGGTGCGCTGGACACGGAATTTTCAATCGGTGGCACCGAACTGCTGTTATTCAAGCAGATGGGCAAAGCCACGGTTGACGGTATCCAGCTGCGTTTTACCGGCTCCATTCAGCGCGACGACACCGCCGAAGTGCAGGCCGTTGAGCTGGTTGTGCGCGGGCGTCACAAAGAAGTGGATTCCGGCGAGTGGAAGACCGGCGAAAGCAGTACCACCAAAGTCAGCAGCACCAACAGCTACGCGAAGCTGACCATCAACGGTGAGGTGCTCTATGAGGTGGATGTGGTCAACATGGTTGAAATTGTTGACGGCGTGGACCTGATGGAAGCGCACCGCAACGCCCTCGGCCTCTGATTAACCCTGACGGCGCGGGCAGCCGCGCCAGTACCCCATTAACAGGAAACGAACATGAGCGACAAGCAGACTGAAAAGACCGTACAGCTGGATACTCCCATCAGGCGTGGTAAAACCGAAATCACCGAAATTGTGCTGCGTAAGCCGCAGTCCGGCGCGCTGCGTGGCACCCGCCTGCAGGCCATTATGGATATGGACGTGGGCGCGATGATGACCGTGATCCCGCGTATCTCCACCCCGACGTTGACCGCGCAGGAAATGGCAGAACTGGACCCCGCCGATCTCACAGCGCTGTCGGTGGAGGTGGTCACTTTTTTGTTGAAGAAGTCGGTGCTTGCCGGTTTACCGACAGCCTGACGGTTGATGATTTGGTGGCAGACATTGCCACCATCTTTCACTGGTCGCCGTCCATCACTGACGTTATGCCGCTGACTGATGTGCTGGAGTGGCGGCATAAAGCGATTCAGAGAAGCGGGGCCAGCGATGAGTGACAATAACCTGCGTCTGCAGGTGATCCTTAATGCGGTTGATAAGCTCACCCGCCCATTCCGATCCGCACAGGCCAGCTCAAAGGAGCTGGCTGCTGCCATTCAGCAAAGCCGCACCCGGCTGAAAGAGTTAGACGCCCAGGCTGGAAAGATTGACGGTTTCCGCAAGGCCAGCACGCAGCTGGCGGTCACGGGTAACAGCCTCAAAGTCGCACGCGAAGAAGCGGCAAAACTTGCCACGCAGTTTACTGCCACCAACCGCCCGACGGCTGCGCAGGCGCGGCTGCTTGAGCAGGCAAAAAGCCGCGTCACTGAACTGCAGGGCAAATACAATGGCCTGCGTCAGTCGGTGCAGCGCCAGCGCCTTGCGCTGAATGAGGCCGGACTCGATACAAAGAAACTCAGCAGCGCGCAGCGGGAGCTGCGACAGAATGCCGATGACACCCGCCAGGCGCTGGACCGTCAGATGAAATCCCTGAAACGCCTGGGCGAACAGCAGGCGAGAATGAATGCGGTCCGTGACCAGTATTCCCGCCGTCTGGAAGTGCGGGACAGGATTGCCGGCGCCGGGGCGACGACGACAGCCGCCGGGCTGGCAATGGGCGCGCCGGTGATGGCGGCAGTGAAAAGTTATGCCAGCATGGAAGATGCCATGAAAGGGGTGGCAAAGCAGGTAAATGGCCTGCGCGATGATAACGGCAACCGCACCGCCCGGTTCTATGAAATGCAGGACGCCATCAAGGCCGCCAGTGAGCAGTTGCCGATGGAAAACGGCGCGGTGGACTTCGCCGCACTGGTCGAAGGCGGCGCCCGCATGAACGTGGCGAACCCCAGTGACCGCTGGGAAGACCAGAAGCGCGATTTACTGGCCTTTGCCAGCACAGCAGCGAAAGCGGCCACCGCTTTTGAACTGCCCGCCGATGAGTTGTCCGAGGGGCTGGGGAAAATCGCCAGCCTTTATAAAGTGCCGACCCGTAATATTGAACAGCTGGGCGATGCGCTGAACTACCTGGACGATAACGCCATGTCAAAGGGCGCGGACATTATCGACGTGCTGCAACGTATGGGGGGCGTGGCTGACCGCCTGGATTATCGCAAAGCGGCGGCCCTGGCTTCCACGTTCCTGTCTCTGGGGGCTGCGCCGGAAATTGCCGCCAGTGCCTCAAATGCCATGGTGCGCGAACTGTCGATTGCCACCATGCAGAGTAAAAGATTCTTTGAAGGGATGGAGTTGCTGAAACTCAATCCGGCTGAGATTGAAAAGCAGATGACCACCGATGCGATCGGCACCATCCAGCGCGTGCTGGAGAAGGTGAACCATCTGCCGCAGGACAAACGCTTGTCTGCCATGACAATGCTTTTTGGTAAAGAGTTTGGCGATGATGCCGCAAAACTGGCGAACAACCTGCCGGAGCTGCAGCGCCAGCTGAAACTCACATCGGGCGGTGATGCGTACGGCTCCATGCAGAAAGAATCTGATATCAATAAAGATTCTCTGTCTGCGCAGTGGTTGCTGGTCAAGACGGGCGCACAGAACGCGTTCAGCAGCCTGGGCGAAACGCTGCGCCAGCCGCTGATGGACATCATGGACTCCGTGAAAAGCGTTACCGGGGCGTTGCGTCGCTGGGTGGAGGCCAACCCGCAGCTGGCAGGCACCCTGATGAAAGTGGCTGCAGCGATTGCAGCGATCACCGTTGCTCTCGGGACGCTGGCTGTAGTGGTGGCGGCAGTGCTGGGACCGCTGGCAGTGATCCGCTTTGGCCTGTCCATGCTGGGTGTGAAAACGCTGCCGTCTGTCACTGCGGCGGTAACGCGCACCGGCAGCGCCCTGTCATGGCTGGCGGGAGCGCCGCTTTCCCTGTTGCGTCGTGGTATGGCGTCATCCGGCGGCAGTGTCAGATTGCTGAGTGCGCCCCTTCATTCTTTGCGCCGTTCTGCCGGGCTGGCGGGCAATGCGCTGAAAATGGTAGCAGGCGCACCGCTGGCGATGTTCCGTGCCGGAATGTCCGGCATTCGCAATGTTATCGGCATGGTGATGAACCCGCTGGCGGCGCTACGGGGTGGATTGTCTGCCGCCGGTGGCGCGCTGCGTTTCCTGGTGACTGGTCCGCTGGCTATGCTGCGTGTTGCGCTGTACGGCATTTCCGGTCTGCTGGGCGCACTGCTCAGTCCGATAGGGCTGGTTGTGGCGGCACTGGCTGGCGTGGCGCTGGTTGTCTGGAAATACTGGCAGCCCATCAGTGCATTTCTGGCTGGCGTGGTGGAAGGGTTCAAAGCCGCTGCGGCGCCCATCAGCGCCGCCTTTGAGCCGCTCAGGCCCGTATTTCAGTGGATTGGCGACAGGGTGCAGGCGCTGTGGGGATGGTTCACGGATTTACTGACGCCGGTGAAATCCACATCCGAAGAACTGAACAACGCCGCAGCCATGGGGCGCAGGTTCGGTGAGGCGCTGGCGGAAGGACTCAACATGGTGATGCACCCGCTGGAGTCGCTGAAATCTGGCGTATCGTGGTTGCTGGAAAAACTCGGCATTGTCAGTAAAGAGGCGGCAAAAGCGAAACTGCCTGAGCAGGTTACGCGGCAGCAAACTGCCACGGTGAACAGTGACGGTAAGGTTGTGTTACCGCCTGGCGGGTTTCCGTCAAGGGGCTTTGCGGGCATGTACGACAGCGGGGGCATCATTCCGCGCGGTCAGTTTGGCATTGTGGGTGAAAACGGTCCTGAAATTGTCAACGGTCCGGCAAATGTGACCGGCAGACGGCGCACTGCCGCACTGGCTTCCGTGGTTGCTGGCGCCATGGGTGCGGCTGCTGCGCCTGCGGAGGCTGTACCGCTGCACCCGTTCAGTCTTCCGGTCAGTGCATACCAGACGCAGCCGGTGAAGGCTGAAAGCCAGCCGTCAGTCATTCGTTATGAGATTAACGCGCCCATTCATATCACTGCCCAGCCGGGGCAGAGTGCGCAGGATATTGCCCACGAAGTGGCGCGCCAGCTTGATGAGCGCGAGCGCCGGGCGAGGGCAAAAGCGCGCAGCAATTTCAGCGATCAAGGGGGGTATGAATCATGATGATGGTGCTGGGGTTATATGTCTTTATGTTGCGCACCGTGCCGTATCAGGAGTTGCAGTATCAGCGCAGCTGGCGCCATGCAGTCAACAGCCGGGTGAACCGCCGCCCCTCCACGCAGTTTCTTGGCCCGGATAACGACTCGCTGATACTGTCCGGTGTGCTGCTGCCGGAAGTCACCGGCGGCAGGCTGTCACTGCTGGCGCTGGAGCAGATGGCGGAGCTGGGCAAAGCGTGGCCTTTGATTGAGGGCAGCGGGACCATTTACGGCATGTTCGTGATCGAGGGACTGAGCCAGACAAAAGCAGAGTTTTTCCGCGACGGGATGCCGCGCCGGATTGAGTTTACGCTGACCCTGAAACGGGTTGATGAGTCGCTGACTGATATGTTCGGCAACCTGAGCGATCAGCTTAGTAACCTGCAGGACTCCGCAACCTCTGTGATAGGGAGTATTAAAAACACGGTTGGAGGGTTGCTGCAGTGAATGTAAGTTCTGATCTCCTGGACCTGAACAGCAAAATCCCGGCGTTCAGTATCGTCATTGAAGGCAAAGACGTGACGGCTACGCTGGACCCACGCCTGATGAGTCTGACGCTCACCGACAACCGGGGCTTTGAAGCGGACCAGCTTGATCTGGAGCTGGACGACGCCGACGGGCAGATCGTTCTGCCGCGACGCGGTGCGGTCATTCAGCTGGCGCTGGGGTGGAAAGGCCAGCCGCTTTTCCCGAAAGGTTCTTTCACCGTGGATGAAATTGAACACAGCGGTGCGCCTGACCGTCTGACTATCCGCGCCCGTAGCGCTGATTTTCGTGAAACCCTCAATACCCGGCGTGAAAAGTCGTGGCACCAGACAACAGTGGGGGACGTGGTTAAGGACATCGCCGCCCGACATAACCTCAATATGGCGCTAGGTAAAGACCTGACCGACAAGGCGCTGGATCATCTGGACCAGACCAACGAAAGCGATGCGAGTTTTCTGATGAAGCTGGCGCACCAGTACGGGGCGATTGCGTCCGTTAAGAATGGAAACCTGCTGTTTATCCGCCAGGGGCAGGGAAGAACGGCGAGCGGTAAGCCGCTGCCGGTTATCACCATCACGCGCAAAGCCGATGACGGTCATCGGTTTACCCTGGCCGATCGCGGTGCGTATACGGGGGTGATTGCCAGCTGGCTGCATACCCGTGAACCGAAGAAGAAAGAGACAACACAGGTGAAGCGACGTCGAAAGAAAACCGCCACACCGAAAGAGCCGGAAGCGAAGCAGGGAGATTATCTGGTGGGCACGGATGAAAACGTGCTGGTTCTTAATCGTACCTACGCCAACCGCAGCAATGCGGAACGCGCTGCAAAAATGCAATGGGAGCGCCTGCAGCGTGGGGTTGCGTCATTCTCCCTGCAGCTCGCTGAGGGACGGGCAGATCTCTACACCGAAATGCCGGTGAAGGTGAGCGGCTTTAAGCAGCCCATTGATGATGCAGAGTGGACCATCACTACCCTGACGCATACCGTCAGCCCGGATAACGGTTTTACGACCAGCCTGGAGCTTGAAGTAAAGATTGATGATCTCGAAAAGGAATAAATGGTTCTCAATATTGAATAATGATGTATCATTGTTGCGAATGCAGCAAAAATGAGGAGAGTTGATAAATGATGAATTGTCCGTTGTGTGGACAGGCCGCACACACACGCAGTAGTTTTCAAGTCTCCACTCAAACCAAAGAGCGTTACAACCAGTGCACTAATATTGAGTGTGGACATACGTTCGTAACGCATGAAACCTTTGTTCGTTCTGTCTGCCGTCCCGAGAAAATCAGTGCCGCTCCACCGCATCCCAAAGGGATGCAGCAACAGCTTTCTTACTGACCCGCCGCTGGCGGGTTTTTTAATCTTCCGGAATCTCACCAGTTTCAAGAAAGTGCACGAATCCTGGCTCATCAATGACGACAGTTCCTTTCATGCGTGCAGCTGTGACTTTAGAGGGGCCTGCATTATAGCCGCAGCACAGCATTTGAAGATTTTGAGTGACCGAACTTCTCACTGTCAGCTTATGCGCTTCAGCGACTTCGACTAAGCGTTCTTTATCTGCCTTTTTAAATCCAGTAAAGCAGACGTCAAAGGTTGAAGCTCTGGGCTTTGTGGCTTTGGTCAGATGAATGTAGCCTTCAGGTTGAAAACTCTTACTGGCTTGTTGCGCCTCATCAGCGGAGGCAAATTCTTGAAGAATCCTGTCCCTGCGAAAAGTTCTGATTGAATGAGCGGATAAGCAGATGCCCTGAATATGATTTTCGCTCTGGCTGACGCTGGTTATTGAATGAGCACCAATACGTGCATTCGCATTGATGTATACAAAGTGCATTTCTTCCATGTGTTCACCTTTATAACAAGAACGGATACCGCAGTAGGCGGCGAAGGACAAATTGCCTGCCGCCATTTTGCCGCCACTACCAAAGAAAAAGGG